TCTCTTGAATTAGATAAGTCGAGTGGCATTGAAACTCCTTGTTTCGTTGCTTGCCACTCACCTTCAAAATCTAAATAATATTTTCTGAAGTGTAAGTATTCCTTTCCATAGAATGTGTTTACGACTAGGCGTATTTGCTCGTAGCCGTCTTCGCTCTCGTGAATAATACGAGAATAAAATTCTGGTTCCTGAAATATATCTACCATCGTGTGTTCCTCAATATACTTGATAGAGGGGTGATATTAGTCACGTTGGCAGGTCTGAGTAGGCGATACGAGTCCGTATCCCAACACCATAAAAGAACTGTATCTTTTGTTGGGCGTGCTCTGTTACGCTTTTTCTGTATGTATGGGGTTGAAAAATCTAAAGTACAGACATTGTACTTTAATTTCCGAGAATTAGTGCTTCTGTATGTGATTATTGCATCACCACAGTCTGTCACTTTTTTAATAAATTCGTCTCTTTTCACGAGTGATTCCTTGTTTTGGTTATAAGAAACCACGCTACCGAGTATTTTAATTCAAGAAATATGCTAAAACTTTTGAATGTAAAAATGCTAGGAGTAGCTCACTACCCCTAGCATTCCTCAGGTGGGTTAATCGTTTACTGCGTTAATAACTCCAGCTAGATACTGTGCAGCTTTACCAGAAAGCTTTGATATTATATCCATGTCGGGTTCTTGTCCTGCGTCTGATATGGCTCCTGCAAGCTCCTGATGCATTGCATCTTTACTCACTCTACCACCACCAGTACTGCCGCCTGATGAACCACCTGCTGAAGGATTCTTTTTAACATATACGCCAGCCCTTGTAAGTATCATTCTGACTCCATTTGGGCTCTCGCCTAATTCTTCAGCAATGTCCTTCACTATCTCCATACTTGTTTCTGGAGTAGGCGATGCTTCTGTATACATATTAACTGCTTGTTCTTTTGATTCGTCTGTCCAAGCCATTCTTCGTCTCCTTTTTGTACCTCGATAGCCAGGGTAAGAACCTGTTGCCTCGAGTTGTTGTTGATAAAATCTGTCTCCCATATTTATATTATAGAAGACATTACTATAAAAGTCAAGAAATATTTAGTGTGATGCTCTCCATAAAGCATCTTCTGCTCTCTCATCTGTCCACTTTTCTCCACAATCTTTGCACGTCATAACAGGTACGATGACAGCGACTGAACGTTGCTCTACATCATACTGTACTATGTCAGCTCTCTGATTTATGTTGAGACTGTTGCAATTTGGACAGTTCATGATTCTCCTTTAATAGTTTTTCTACTTTCTGATACAGACTGTACACCTTCCTATTGAGTTCACGGATTTCCCGTTCGTACTCATTTTGTGGAGTTCCGTACTTGTTGTCGGTATCTTCATTCATATTTTCTATTATACTAAATTATTAACCAAATGTCAAGAAATATTTTTCTTCTGGTTAGGTTCCTATTTGACTCCATTGATATACTTTAACTTCTCTTCTGCTGTAGCGGCAATTCCAATCTGCTCGTCGATTGCAGCTATAACATCTGGATGTTCCCCTATACCTACGGGGTACTTTAAATAAATTTCTATGTTAGCATTTGCGGCTGCTATTTCACCTTCGTACTTTTTCTCAAGTGCGGCTTTTAATCTATCTTTCATTGTCATTTCCTAGTATTGAGTTAACAAATGCTTTTGTGAACTCTTCCGTGTTTAATATTATTATAAGTAATGCAGGTGCAAATATAAAAGAGAATGCAAAACAAAGGAACAAATAAAGTCCTTTGTTTTGGCAAACAATATTTTCTGGGTCTAGTTGTTTAGCTGTTAAAAACGCTGGGTACCAAACTGTCACCATTGTTGAGAGTGCACCTGAAAAAGCAAATAACAAATAGAAATATAATGATTCCATATGTTCTCCTTTTCATTACTCGAACGTTACTCCATACTCTTTTAAATGCTCGAGACTTCCTAGACGGTACGCTAGTGCAACTCCGTTGTATCCGAGCTTCTTCCTGCCCGACCACCAACCTAACGTCTTGATTGATTCGTCATAATGATATAATCCATAGTTGTAGACTGAGTATAGTTTTGCTCCATACTTTTCTTCATAGTCTAAAGGCTTGACACCTGAGCGACTTTCTTGCCACTCGAGTGTCCACTCTTGTCCTACAATGCAGGGCATATGACATTGAGAGTTCCAAGCTATTTCACCTTCTTGAAACTCCTCCTTTATACATACATCAGGAAGTAAAACTTCTGATGCTTTTTCTTCTCCTACAGGTCGTCTAGGTACTCCTACTCTGTCAATGATTCCTTTGACAAAAGCTGATGACCTGTATAATCTTTTTGCAATATCTGTGATGTTATCACCTTCGATATAATCTGTAATTGCTTGTTGTACTTCATGCTTCGCAGCTGGTTTCCCCTTGTTCATAGCTTTTCTAGTTGCTATCCTTTCTTGTTCGGCATGGTACTCTTCTAAAATGTTGTTAAGTCTTGTCGTATTATAACTAATTCTTAACATTTCACAAGCTACTTTCTTTGTAGCTCCTTCTTCGAGTGCTGCCAATACTCTTTTTATATTTGCAGTACTCAAGTCTTCGTGACTTCTTGTTCTAATTCCGCGTTTCGCCATTCTTCTCCTTTAATCTTCTGCTTATTAATTCTTCTTCTAAAGCTTTGTCTGTGAAAAAGTCAAGAGTACCACTTCCTTTTTTAGTGTTGCACTCTTTGCAAGCTACCTGAATGTTGGTTGTGTGGTAGCCTTCATCGTTATTAACTCTATCCAAACTAAACCCTTTATTGTCTTGTAGTATTTCTTCGTCATTAGTATAAAAATGTCTTGCAAGAATATCAGGAGTTCTTAATTTTTCTCCACATATCCTACACCCATAATTTTTACCTTGCTCTACGTAGTTTATAAAATCTTCTTTAGTTATTGACAATTCTATTTTTCTTTTCTTGGCGTCATTTACTTTCCTATCATATGCTGTCGCTATCTGGCTTCTAATAAAAACGTCTCGAGTAAACCATCTTTCTCTGCACCAAGGTGCTTTTTTTCCTGAAAAATATTCCTTGCCCGTTCTATCTGAACGTTTTTGGTAACAAAACTGATGATATTGGTTATATTCATCAAAAACTCTTCCTTGCCTTAACTCGTCATGCTCTTTGTTACCTGTTGGTTCATAGGGGTCTCCTTTTATAAAAGGTTTGCCTTTAGAGTTTAATCTTTTAGGCATTGGCTCTGTTAATTTTATTGCTGGCATATTAATCCATGTGTAGTTGTAGTTGTTGTTCATACTCAGCAAACTTTTCTTCTTCTTGTTTGTCGAGCATACCTAGTAAAATTACTGCGTAATGAATAATCTTGTATAGGTCTGCTTCGTTTTTGCCTTGTTTTTTACCATATCTTTGGGCATACTTCATTATGTTTCCTATACAAAATCCTTCACCGTGCTGTGAGTCAAAAATAACTTCTGTAGTTTGAATGTTTCCTTTACCATAATGTTGTTCATAGGTCAGGTCTATATATCCTTTTACTACTTTCAATATATGGTCTTCATTAAACTTGTAATTAATTTTATTCTCTGACATTAATTTTCCTCCTGCCAATCACACACTTTATAATCTAGCCACTCATCCGCTGGTGTATCACCAAGCTCTTCTCTTGGTTCATACCAATCAAAGTCTTCTCCAAGCTCTTCAATACCTAACTCAGTTGTTAACCACTCTGATATTTCATCCCACTCGATTTCTTCTACTGAGGAGATACCACCTTCGACATGGGCTACTCCGATAAAGTTTCTGAACTCGTCTTCATAAGACATTTTAATTGTGTGGTTAGAATCAAACTGAAATAAATATGTGCTTAGATATTCAATTAACTCTACTGGGGGTGACCATGCAGAGTACCCTGAAAAGTATTCTTCTCCGAGGTCTTCTATGTGACACCACTTTGCACCAACGTTGTTTACGTAGTACTCCCATGAGTTTTCTAAATAATCATCTTCATCATAAGTTCCGACAGGCATAAACCCAAGTTTATCTATATCGATAACTGTATCATGATAATGTTTCTTTCCGTCAGTGTCAGTATAGAAATGAGACTTTTCTGTTACCATAACATCTTTAAATGCTTTCAAACATTTTTCATTTCCGTTTATACCGACTCCGAAATATACATGATTTGCCATTATATATCTCCTTCTTTTCTATGTTCTGATTTTGATACTTCGAAACCATTTGGATATCTGGCTTCGAGTTTTTTGATGTTTTCTTCCATCACTTCTTGTGGTGTATAGCCTAGTGCTGTACAACCTTGTACCCAATACCAAAGGACATCTCCTAACTCACGTTTGAGATGAAACCTTTCATCGGGTGTGTATTCTTTCCCCTGAAAGATAATCTTTTTGATTATCTCCGAGAACTCTCCTGATTCAGCTTGCATACCAATAGATGCAGTAAGTAACTGCGAAAACTCTACTGGTTTATGTGCTTGCGTGCATTGTTCTCTTAATTCTAGTAACCTGTCTGATAATACTCTTGTATCTAAACTTTCTGTAGAAGTAGTACTCAGTACAAAATTACCATAATCGTCAAATGTTGCTTTTTCCATTAATGTAATTTTCTCCTTCCTTCTTTATAGTTTTCTAACCACTTGTCTCTATCTTCTTGAGTGAAAGTAGGTGGAAAACATACTGTTATTCTTGGTTTATCTTGTAATACGATTCTCATAATCTGCTAACTCCTCATCCCACCATTCAGGCTTGTCTCGTCCTTTCCAGCTGGCAAATGTTGCCTTGTCAAAGTGGTAGAAGTCGCGATATGACTGTATCGCGTCATCGGACTTAAGATCGTCTGGCATTGCCATAGCAAAGGGTGTAAGTCCAAGTCGTGGTAGGTGTTTAAGGTCGGGTAACCGAAGTACCACCTCTTGCACAGACTTGTGGGTCTTTCCATATCTATACCCATACTCGTCGTTGAGAGCGAGTGCATAGCAGTATAACCACTCGTAGTTGTCGAGTGATTCCCTTGCCCAGATAGTGCAGGGGTGGTTATGCATAGTAGGGAGATAAGGCACATAGCGGGGGTCTTTAGCTTTGACCTCTCGTAATAATTGTAATTCATTTTTCTCCAGTTTTCTTGGTTTATATCCTAGATAGTGGTCAATCCAATGTGTAGTACATAGCATTTGAGCTGCCTCCAAAGGCATCTTTACAATATGTTTGTCTACATGGTACTCTGCACATTTGTCAATGTCGTTGTCTAAGATAAATATATTCATAGTAGTATTATACTAAAATTAAGTTTATAAGTCAAGAAATATTTTGTGCTAAGGTAGGAACAACACCCAAATGCATGGGTGTTGTTAGTGTGTGCTTCAGCAGAACAGAGTGCATTCTGTAGAAAAGATCACCTCCTTCATACTCTGCGCGTAGCGTAGCTGAAGGGTTTAATCTTTTTGTCCTGCTGTTGGAGCTTTGTGGGTTCCAGCGTATAGTCCAAACCATGCTGCCCCTGCTCCGACTAATACGGATATTAGTCCTGATTGTTCCAAGCTAGGGTCAGGTAAATCCATGAACCAGAACGTTGCGAAATATAAAAGAAACATATAAATACTTAGAAATGCTCGAGGAAATATCCTCCAGCTATCTACCATCTGTGCAAGAAAGATACCTTTCTGCCATGGGTTATTGTTCTTTGAATCTTCTAATTCCCTTATTCTGTCCTTAAGTTCTGACTTTTCTTGGAGGAGTGCCATGAACTTATTAAGGTCAATTTCGACCTCGTTTCTATCCATGTCTCCTGAGAATTGTCCTGGTGGCATTGACATTGTTCAGCCTCCTAGTTCTCAGCTTTGTAGCAAGTCCACAGTCCATATACAAGTCCTGCTGCGGCTAACCACTTTGCTAAACCTCCTGTGAAAAGTACTAAGCCGCATGCTACGACTATTACTGCACCATCCCAAGAAGTCCTCTCAGACACTCTGTCTTTAATCCAATCCATCTATTTCTCCATCGAGCTGCATTTGCAACTCCTTAACCTCTAGCTCTAGTCTAGCGATTTCGTTTACGTTCTTACAGACTTCGAGTTGACGCTCGAGTTCTGCAATCCCCATCATCAGATTATTTCTGATTACTTGAGTCTTTTTTGTCATTTAAAATCCTTAACCCATTTATGCATGGGGTCTTCTTTATCTATTGGTGTTATATCTACTCCGTAAACTGTGGAAATCTTATCCCCTTGTACGTAGTTTTTTGCCCACTCGCGAGGATGCCCATGCTTTTCCACATCTACTTCAACTGTTAATTTAATTTCAAATGCTTGTTTCATTTCTTTTTCTCTTCTTTTTTCTTTGGTTTTGGTAAGAAACTCTTTACGACTTTCTCGAATCTCGAAGACTTCATCATTTTGTGAAATCTCTTTAATTTGCTCATTTATTCTCCTTTTTTGGTGGCATAGTAACTTTTCGATAATATACTACTACATCTTTCATTTCTGTAATGTACCTTTTGAGTTCCTGCATATTGTACGCCATCACTTCATAGTCAGGTATTGACATTGCGAGAAAGATTACTTCACCTTCTTGTTCCTTAATATCTGCGATAAATGTATCTAAATTTTTGTCTGTTACGGCAAACCACTTCGGTTGTTTGAGGTCAATCTCACGAGGCATGACGGGTTGTACGATTGTACGTTCCATCGGTTTGGCTTGAACTTCTATCTGTTTAGTTCCCAGCATGCTGCAACTGGAGACCATCATCGAGATCGTCAACAGTGCCGCTAAGTTTTTCGATTTCCTCGAATATGTGCTTTGTTCCATTGTTTATTTTCCTTTCCATTTTTACTGGGTCTTCCAGTATCTTTGCAGACAACTCATAGTTTGCTATGAACTGTGAGTATCTGTTTAATTCTCTTTGAGCTTGTTGACTTAATAAAGTCTGTGCTTTCAAAGCCTCGGTTTGTAGGGAGAAGTCTTGTTGCAAACTTTCTATAGCTTCTTTCTGTGTTGCTACTGCACCTTCAAGTGCGAGATTGTTTGCTGAAAGAGTTTTGTTCTCTCCGTACAACCACCAACAGCCAAGTCCAAGTACTACTATAAGCCCTATTAAAAATTGGTTCATAATTGTTCTATCCTATAATTTAGTCCGTCAGCTCCTCGTATTTCAACTAAGTCTCCTTCGTGTGTTACGAACTTTAGATACTTCTCTTGTCTTTTGTGAAACTTCTTTACTATAAACTCTTGATCGTCTTGATCGCCCCAAGTGTTATTGTAACTAACCTTGAGAGTATATCTTGGGAATAGTTTAGAAACGAGCCAAAGCCAAAAAGCTTGTACTCTTTCCTTTAACTTACCCACAAGTCAGCCTCTGCTTGTCTACGTCTGGTCAGTCCTTCTAAAACTTTGCCAGACGCTTTGTTCCACCTTAACATTTCTGATGGAACAGAATTCTTATCACCTGCATTTAATTTTTTCAGAAGTGTACTACTCTGTAAGTTTCCAACTCCTAAATTGTAAGTCCATGATGTCAATGCATCAAACTCTTTTTGTGTGAGTTCAACGTCAACTACTCTCAGTACTTGCTCTCCGAACTCTACTAATTCTTCTAATAAATCTCTTTCTGCTTGTAATTCTGTGATTACATCGCCCTCTTTTACATTTCTTGTGCGACCATACCCTATTGTCCATACGTTAGCTGGGCATAAGTACGCTTCACTTTCGAACCCTTCGAAGTGTTTTACTAACTCTATACATTCATTACTTGGTTTCATTTAAAATCCCATTGATATTCCGCACCCACAGGCACTTATCACATTAGGGTTATGTATTTCAAACCCTGTCTCTACTATTGTCTCTTTCCAGTCTATGATAGACCCCTGAAGAAACCCCATACTGTGCATGTCGATGACTAGCATATCGTCGATTATGTGGTCGTCATTGTTTGCTAACTCGGATATATCCCACATATACTGGAAGCCATTGCAACCTCCACCAGAAAGAGAGAGGCGTAGGTAATCACTCCCTAGCCTCTCTGTGATTTTATTCTTTGCTAATTCTGTTATTGTTATCATAAATATAACTCTAAAAGACCTAGTTTATCTTAACTTGCCCAGAGCATGAAAGTAAAAAATCCGTATACACCAATTACTGCTGGTAAGATATACAACACATTTACTAACTTACGTCTGAGATGTCTCAACGTTTCCAAAGAACCACCACTTGCGATTCTATGCAACACTTTCTATTCTCCTGTGTAATCTAGGCGTCCTATACGCCTCCGTTAAACGATATCTATTATTTTTGGTCTTTTTTCTTCTGGTATCTCTACATGAAGGTCAACAGTAAGTATGCCATCAATAAATTCAGCTTTGTCTACTACTACATCTTCTGATATAGTAAAAGCTCTCTTGAAGGCTTTTCTTGTTATTCCTCTATGTAAATATGACTCGTCTGCCACATCTTTCAGATTCTTTTCTCCACGAATTTCAAGTCTACCATCAACCCTTTCGATTGTTATATTCTCTTTCTTGTAACCCGCAAGTGCTATCTCTATTTGATAGTTTACTCCGTCTTTTGTTACATTAAAACGTGGATACGAATTGTCTTCGTATGTAGGCATTGAAGCGAACCTTTCGAAAAAACGATCTGCTCCAATCCATGACCTGTGAAGGTCGTGTATTGTGGGTAATGTATTTACTACCATATTATTTCTCCTTTTGGTACCTTTCGGCTACCCTGTGAGACCCTTTCGGCATCTCGGTTAATGAAAATCCCATGTACTGACTAATTCTCATCTTCATTGCGAAGAAGTGAGTACATTTTCTATCCCGCCCCCTGCTGATGCAGTACTGGAAATAGCCCAGATAAAATCTGAGCTTTTCATAACTATATTATACTAAAAACTTGACCGAAAGTCAAGAACAATTTTTTTACTCCTCTTCTCTAAAGTGTATTATACCTTTCTCTTCAAAATAATAAATTGCATCTGCAATTCCTTCGGACACGCCTACTTTAAAAGAAGTATAAGAAACTCCGATTAAAATAAGCAGATAAGTTATAAGTTCATATTCGTTCATATTTTTTCTCCTGAACATATATTGTAGCAAATTCTACTACTAAAGTCAAGAAATATTTTCCACATAATTGAAAAAAGTTCTTGACTTGCTTTCCTGAAATTGATATAATATAACTAATGATAAAAACTACGAAGTATGAAATTAAAAACCCTCGTTGGACACAGGAAGAAGACTATCACCTAAAAGAGTATTATGGTCACCGTTCTGTCAAGGAGATAGCACTCGTACTTAATCGTTCAGAAGACGCTATACGAGGGAGAGTACAGCGATTACGCAAAAAGGGGTGGAGTTTTGACTCTACTCGGAGATAATATTATGAAACCAATGAAAGACAATGTTGTCGAGTTCACAGGAGAATACTATACAACAATGAAAAGAAGCAAAGAGATAAATGAAGAACTATCTATGCTTCTCATTGAAGAGTTTGAAAAAAGAGGAATCGACACACAGAACAACCAGTTCATGTTTGACATGGCTTGGGTTGTAAAGTTTATGCAAGTTACGCTCGATAACCAACTGGGTATCGCAAATGACTTGGGTAGGTTGATGGCAAATATTACAAAACAAGATGAGGCACATTTAAATTGACTTCTGTTCGTGTAGATAAAGGTCGTTTTGACCAAGCCTTACGTCGTTTCAAGAGAAAAGTTGATGCGACTGGCAAACTCCAAGAGTTTCGAGAGCGACAGTATCACACGAAAAAGTCAGACAAACTGCGAAAAAAGAGGGCAGCGGGTACTATTCGCTGTAAACAAAAACAAAGAAAGGCTGGACTTCAGCCTGAACCGAGGTGGTTAAAATGAAACACAATATATACAAAGGACAATTTTGGTGTTCCCAAAGAAAAACATTTTTCTCATGGGATGAGTTTAAAGCTCTAAAGGATGAAGAATTCGAGATGCAATGTCGAGAAATCTATAAAGACGACTCAATGCCAAGCGAGAAAACTCTTGCTGATGTCATTCGCAAAGAACTGATAAAGATGGGCAAGATAACAGAATCCGAAACAATCTAGTGGAAAGATTTTGGACTTTATGGGCGAAAAGCCTAGGAGCAAAGGTTGGTACTCAAAGAGATGCCGACCTCGTTGCTCTTTTTCGTACTGCTGTAGTATTCGTGAACCTTGTCACTTGCATTTTTATCATAGCCAACGTCATACGTCACTGGTAAAATACCCACAACAACGCACTTA